CCAAGAAGGGCGACGGTGAGATAAACTCAACAACCCTCGCTCAAGTCATCATTGATGGATACCCACGGAATCTTGCCCTCAGTGGGGTAAGAATTGATCGCTCCGGTAGTATCGGGGTATCATACTTTAATGACGCCTGGAAAATTACTCCAGTGTCAGTTATTTATCAACATATCCAATAGGAGGGCTTTGAAATGGCCGTATCAAGAGTTATTACAGCTGCGGGCACGGTGATCTCAGTATCAGCGTCGCTTCCAGCCACACACACGATTGCGGGTTTTGAAGCCCTGACGTTCACCACGATTGGTGAGATTGTTGACGGTGGTTCCGCCGGTAAATCGTACAACAAATCCGATCATTCACCACTTGGTGAACGTGAAGTATTGAGCCTGAAGGGTTCGTACACCCAGGGCACTCGTAGTTTGTCACTCGGTCGTGACGTGCTGGATGCTGGTCAGGCATTATTGATCGTAGGTCTTGATTCTGATGTTCCATATTCGTTCAAGATCAAGTATCAGAATGGCGACATTAACTATGTGACCGCCACGATTGATAGCTACACCGATGATGTTGGCACCATTGACAGTATCGTTGGTTCGCAGGTCTCACTGGCACATCGCAACGCGACCATCCGACTGAATGTGACTGGTGTTTTGACTGCGACTGTCAGCACAGCTGGAACAAGCTATGCGACTGATGGCACATTTACCGCTAATCAGGCGTCAACCACTGGCTCCGGTACTGGTGCGCAGTTCACTGTCGTAATCGCATCTGGTGTAATTACATCTGCAACTGTGGCCGAAACTGGCTCCGGTTACGCGGCAAGTGATACAATCACGCTGGTAATTGCGGGCAATACGCCTACTACTGCTGGTGTTATGACAGTTGCTACAATCGTAGCTGCTTAACCGATGTACTGTGTGGCTAGGCTGGAAACAGCTGAATCGTGGACTCTTCATCCGCTTGCCACACTTTTTTAACTCGCTGATAGAGAGGTGACACATGAAGATTATTTTTAAAGAATCAAGTGAAGTACAGCTGCGACACCCAGTGACCGACGAGCCACTGTTTGCCGATGCTGCCGGAAAGAAACCGCTGATTGCTGAAATTTACGGCAAGCATACGAAAGCGTACAAAAATGCGTTCACGAAGATGCTACGAGTTGATTCGAAGCGCAATAAAACACCAAGTGCCCAGGAGACCGCAAAGCGCGGTATGGAATTACTGACTGCTTGTGTGGTTGGGTTCAAAAATCTGGAAAATCTTGAAACTGAAAATGGCAAGGTTGACCCTACTGATATTGCTGGAACGCTCGAAAGCGTGTTTTGGATCAAGGATCAGGTCGACCAAGCAATCGTTGATCTTGAAAATTTCAGCGAAGCGTCGAAAACAATCTAATAATCTATGCCAGATACTTGGCATGGTTGTCAGCCGTTGAAGATGGCGCAAAGAAATCGAGGCGCAATGTTCTAATCGACAGAGGAATGTTGATTAAAATGCCACCAGTCGAGAGTTGTGGTTATATACTCGACTGGTGGCATGAACTTGGGCTATCGACATCTGGTGTGAATGGCCCAGAACCGTTACCATTCACAGAGTTGGAAAGTTGGGCCAGGGTGTCAGGTGTAGAGCTTGAGCCTTGGGAAATGGGAATGGTATCGAAACTATCACAGCAGTTTTGTCGCCAGTTTCATTTAAGTAAGGAAAAAAATTGTGAGTCACCATATCTCGCTGAGGTAAGTGCTGATGAGATGACCGCAATTAGGGAAAACGCTGAAGACAAAATAAGGTCGCTATTCTAATGTCTGGAGATATTGCAAATTTAGGTATTAGAATCGACTCACGGCAGGTTAGAACTGCCGATGTTGACCTTGATAAGTTTTCAAAATCTGTTGGTCGTGCGGATCGTGCGACCGACGTTTTCGCTAAAACAAACCGCAGTACAGAAACAGCTACCCGATTACTCACGTCAAGTGTGAGTTCTCTATCTCGCGGTGTGATGATTCTGCAACATTCGATGACCGCATACTTTGCGTTCATGGCTGCAAACAAACTGAAAAATCTGACTGATGATTTCATCAGTATTCAAAACTCAATTAAACAAGTCACCGACACAACAGTTGAATTAACAACTGTAACCGAGCGGTTATTTGTGGTTGCCAAGAACACACGTTCGGGCATTGCATCCACTGCATTACTATACCAACGACTCGCTCAGGCCTCTGATGACCTTGGGCTATCGCAGCGGCAATTGATTAGCATTACAGAAACGATCAATAAATCGTTTGCTATTTCCGGCGCGTCGGTACTTGAAGCCGCTGGTGCAACCAGGCAGCTGACCCAGGCACTTGCTGCCGGTGCGCTGCGTGGGGATGAGTTGAACTCTGTGCTTGAGCAAGCACCTTCAATCGTTCGAGCAATTGCCACTGAAACGAAAATGACCATCGGCCAGCTGCGTGAGTTCGCGGCAACGGGCGGCATCACTGCTGAAATTGTGGTCAGGTCGTTGCAGAATGCCAAGCAGTCGATTGATCAGATGTACGGTGAGTCGGTGGGCACGTTCGCCCAGATGATGAGTGTCGCGAATAACAACCTGATCGAATATGCTGGTGGGTTCAACGCACTCAATGACGTCATAACGAGTGTCGGTCAGGGCATCCTGCACCTATCATCAAATCTCGACGCCCTTGGTGATTCGTTCATCATGATGGCATCGATTGTTGGCGCTGTGGCCACAGCTGCATTATTGAAATATGCGAATGCTCAGGTTAATACGGCATTACTCAACAAGCAGACTGCTGCTGAAAGTGCTATTGCTGCTGAAGTAGTGGCTAAGGCGAATGTTAAGAAGGCCGAGTCTGCGTTAGCTGCTGCAAACGCTGAGAGATCTGCTGCATTTACCACTGCCTTCTCTGCCAATGCTAGCGCGTCAAGGGCTAAAGCTGTCACCCGGGAAGCTGTGGCAATCATAGGTAAGGCTGAGGCTGAACTCAGGGCTGCTACGGCAACCAAAGCCAGTACTATGAGCATAGAGATGTCCAAGCGCCGAACGGTTGAACTAGCGGCTGCTGAGGCGTCCCTCGCTGCAACTAAAAAGATTCTGACAGCGACTCTGAAGGAACAGACCGCTGCCACAGTTGCCCAGACGGCTGCGTCGGCAACAGTCAGAGGAGCTGCAATTAAACAGGCTGGTGCGACGGTAATACTGAAGACGGCAACTGACACCCTTGTTGCATCACAGACCAGAGCGATTGTGACAACCAGCGTACTCGGTCGTGCAATGGCGTTCCTTACTGGCCCATGGGGTTTACTGTTGACCACAGTTGCTGCTGGTGCTGCAATATATTACGCAACGTCAAGATCAGTAGACGACCTGGGTGAGTCGTTTAAGAAGACCGCTACGGACGCTGAGTTGATGGAAGAGGCTATCACGAAGGCCACAAATAAGCTCGACAAGATGTTCAAAGGCCAACTTGAGACCGAACTGGTCAAGTCTAAGGAATCAATCGCATTATATCGTGGTGAGCTTGAGCGGCTTGGTGATACTGCCAGCTTGCTTAAGGTAATTGAGGACTTAAAGGAGAAACAGGCCAGTTACAGTCGATCAGTACGAGATGGTGGTGATGCAATAGGGTTACTCATTGGCATGACAAACGAGCTTGCATCCGCTAGGGCAAATGTTGCACGGTCTAGTGCCCTTGAGGATATGATTACCGTCCTCGAAGCGAAGCTCGAAGCTATTAACAAACTGTTACCTGAATCAGTTCGTGATATGACTGGCATGGCCGAAGCTATCCAGAAGATTGCCGATGCTGCTGACAGTGACTCTGCGGCAATACGCAATTTTCGTAAAGATATTGAGTCGTTGAGAATTGCTCAGGCTGCCGGTATCCCAATCATTGGCAGTTATGCAAACATCATCGAGATACTGAACGGTAAGATCAACGACATTGCGAATGGTGGTGAGGCAGTTGACTCAATCGGCAAGGTCACTGATGCGCTGAACGAAGAGTTTAAGATGCTCGGGATGAGTGCCGTTGAGCGCAAAGTTTACACATCGCTGAAAGAAGCAGGTGTGGCTGCAAACACCACGGAAGGTGCCGCGATAAAAGCACTGGTTGTGAAAATATACGACGAGCGTAAGGCATTGAAGGACGTTGCTGATGCAACCACCAAGGCGACCACTGCTAAACAGAATGCCATTGCGACCGTACAGGCACTTACCGACAAGCTGTACCCTGCCACACGGTTAACCCGAGACTATGCAGCGACATGGCTCGCAATTGATACTGCTGTCGCAAACACTGATCTAGGTGCGTCGGTTGCCGACGAGATGAAACAGGCGCTAACTGATTTACTACAGGATGGGCTGGAACCCGTGGTTGATGGGTTCGATTCCATGGCACAGGGTATTGCTGATTCGCTGCGAAATGCGATCATGCGCAGTGACTGGTCAGGCCTGGGCGGCACGATTGGCGGAATATTTGCCGGTGAAATTTCA